CAGTCATAGACTTTAGACAAGCACAAACAGATGATACGATAAATAAATTACGTAATAATATACGTGATTTGTTGGCTATGAACACACAGTATAAAACAGAACTTGCAGATCAAATAGTTAAAATAAATAAATTAGAGCAAGAGATAAAAGATTTAAAACAAGAAAGGTCAGATTATTATAATGTTAGTTAGAGATCTACAGCAGATACTTGGACAATTTACAGACAAGTTTAACAAAGGCATGGGCAAAGTTGAGGGTAAAGGTAATGCTATTATGTATGCCAAAGTTTATGTTGATGTAGGTAATAACAGATTATCAGAGATACAAAAAATTGAAGCACATGAAAATACTTTAATCGGTGCAAAAGAAGGAGTACGTGTTGTACTAAAGTTAGCACCGCAAAACAAATCTAAACTAATTTTATAGAAAGGAGAATCTATGTTTGAATTAACAGAGGAACAAAGAAAACAATTGTTGGCTTACATGTGGTCAAGACCATACGGTGAAGTAGCACAATTAGTGTCAATGTTAGCGTCGTTAAAAAACAAAAAGAACGACAATGTTACCCCTAAAAAATAAGTGGGACCAGAGTCTAAATTATATAAAAAAATTACTAAAGAATGGAGTGGTTTTTCCTTTACAAGGCTTGAAAACATTAGCTTACTTGGTACTCCTGATTTGTTGGTCTACAATAATAATAAGCACTTTTTTACATTAGAATTAAAAGTAACCAAGGGTATAAAAGTTAAGTTTTCACCACACCAAATTGCGTTTCATATTAAACATCCTGACAATACATTTATCTTAGTCCAGGCCCTTGGTCCAAGAGCCGCTAATCGTTTTCAAATGTACCGTGGTTCACGTATCAATGAGCTTGTTGCTTGCGGCTTGGAGCTTGAAGCTTGCTGCTTGGGGCTTGATGCTTGCCGCTTGTTGCTTGAAAACTTGAACTAGGTTCTGGTTTAAATTTTAACCCCAGCTGGGCAGGTACACTGCTATTCAGTCTCACGGCCCAAGTCGCCCAGCCACGGGGACGGCGCTTCATTGCGCTCACCTTAAGTGGTGAATTCGTTTTTTTTGCAGAGCTTGACCTGAAGCTATCGCCAGCAGGCCATGGGACTATACGTGCACTAGAACGCCCCGCAACTCTACACACCCTATTTCTGATCGGATGCAGCTCATCATATCCTATGGAATCCTTCATGTCAAATAATATCTTTTAGAATGATTTTTAGAATCATTCTAAACTGCGCTTGTTGCTTGTTGCTTGTGGCTTGTTGCCTGAAGCTTGTTGCTTGAGGCCCGGACCAGGTGCACGCTTCGAGGTAGACGTCTCCGTTGCTCGTTCGCTAATGACCTGGTCCGATTTATTACGCTTGCGTAATTCTTTATAATATTTTGGGTGCCTGAACATGTTAGTGTTTACCATATTTTATCACTTTAATGTCAGAGTTCCAGCAATTTCTGCAGTCTCTGCATTCATTGTTTTGTTGAGCTGCGGGACAGCTGGCACCACTTGTCACCACCTCCGAAGAGTTGGGCCACGACTGAGGCGCCGCCTGGTCTACCATCGGCGCGCTAAATCGTATGACTAAATTGTTTGGCTTATCTGCCAGGTGATCCTTGATCCATGCCTCACGTGTTGGCAACCAGTGACGCTTGGAAGGTGTCAACCTACAGACTTCATAAATTTTTTGTAAATGTTCTAGATCCTGTACATCTCCTGAGTCATGCCATCTAAATACATCTGGCTTCTTGCTGTTGATCAAGTGCGCCATTGCCTGGACCCAGTCCGGGCTCTTGATAGCTGCCAGACGCCGGTACTGGGCATCCTGGACAACCTTGAACACGTAACAACCTTTGAGCGCATAACAATCATAACACACTGAGCCCGGGATCTTTTGAAGCTTGCCGCCAGTCTTACATTCTTTGGCCGGCAGGCCTATTGACCAGCCAGGCATCTTTGATGGCTTCGACAATGAACCGCCTATAATTTTTAATGCTTCATCTGTTTTCATGATATTTATCCGCTATTCTATTTAATTTATCGCACATTTCTTGAGCTTCTTTATAATTATCAAAATTAAAAAGAGAAATGTAAGGCGTGTATATAAAATGTTTATCGTCTTCTCTTCCAGTATAAATGTTAAAATTGTGCTCATTGCTTTTTTCAACTTTAAAAGTATCGTACTCAAAAAAACTTGAGTCTAGTTTTACTTCTTTTGTTTTCATTGGCCGCCCCGCTGGCCATCCATCAGGGTTACAACTTGGTTTTATTTTTTGCATAATCTTTTTCCTTTATTTTATAGGACTGTATATTATTGTTTAGTTTTCTTGTCAAGTTCAAAGCTTGTTGCTTGCAGCTTGCAGCTTGGCGCTTGTAGCCGTTGACCTCGAGCCAGCGCCAGTGCTGAATTAAAATTTTGTTTATTCCTTGTCCGGGCTGTCTGCTCATTAATTCCACGCGCTTTCAACCAGCCCACCGTTGGTTGCCTTGTTCAGGGCCTCCAGGTACTCAGTCTCTGTAAGCTTCAAGTGTTCGATGCAGAAGGCATGCTTTGTTGCCTGATCCGCGCCGGGACCTGCAAGATAACCTGGCACCTGGTCCAGCAGCTCTTGACGCTTGGCGCCTCCCGGTAAATATTCAGCTTTAATTTCTTTTAATTTTTTAGTCATAATTTTTCCTTTCTAAATGCATCCTACCATCTCCTGGACCAGCTGTCAAGCTTGAAGCTTTTTGTTGTTAATTAGAATCATTCTAAATTTACAACTACAGGTTGAATTTTTTTTATCTTAGGGATCAGTTGCCCTTACAGTGAAGCTGTGCCAATAGGTATTGCTACCCAACAACTGATCCCAAGTCGGTGGTGTGAACCGCGAATGGCGCAACCGAATGTCTTTCAACACACATTGCTTCGAACCCTATACACACTTTGTTGTCAGGGTAACACCGACCAGGCACGCCCTGTGACTCCGTCGAGTCACCGGTGATTACATCACCAGAGAGTGTCCAGGGATCAGTCGCTCTATCTCAGAGATAGCGTTAATAGGTTACCAATTCTTTTTACCTAAACTGATCCCAGATCACAGGGGACGCGATTTCAGTCAACCAACCTGTGATCAGGGATCAGTTCTGGCCGTTGGTAAGATGAAGCGTTGCTTATGTTACTTCACAACCAGAAGTTGTCCCCCCTTTATAGTTTTTAGAAGCGATAAAGGGATAATGAGGCTTCATACAATCCTATATAATACTTGACAATAGTTTTGTCAAGTGATATTTATTCTTTATGCAAAATAACATACAGGAGAAAAAAACAATGACTAGAATAAGATTAAATCAAGAGTATCGGAACAAGATTGCAAACAGAATGAGAGTACATCTTGAACAAGAAGATACTGTTGAAAAACAAAACTATGACAATCTAAAAGGCGACCAGATTGACATAAATGACAAAGCATGGAAAGTTGCTGAACAAATAGTTAGACGACACTATACAAATGAAGATGTTGAAAAAGCATATTATCTTCAAAACAAATTTGAAAATGTTTCAACTATTGCAAAAGATAGTTGTTTCCATTTTCATTATATGGGAGAAGTTGAAGATAGAGATTATGATAACAATGTTATTATGGAAAAGAAAGCTATTGAAAAACATTTTGACTTTAGATTAAATGGTTCAATAGATACTGAAAGCAATTCTTCTTATAGTAATAATGATAATGAATATGGTTATGCTTTGTTTCGTGATGAACTAAAAGCGCAAGAAGATTGCAACCCAGATATTTTGATTGAACAAGAGGGCAAAGACCACAACCCACACAAAACAAAATATGTTGACAACAACAATAAATATCTTGGTGATGATGACAAAGGTTATGGCAAAGAATGGAATGAAAAATATCAATTAGATTTAATTGGTAGAGATTATTGCAGGGACAGGTCAATAGCTTGTAATGAACAAGAGTTTAGATTTTTAATAGAATGGAAAAGACTTAAAGGTCAATTTGTTATTGCACATCATAAATGGATAAAATCTATTTTAGACCAGATGAAAGAAATTAAACTCGGTTTAAAAGGATATAAATATTTAGATGAAGCAATAGAACTTTGTACTGAATTAGGTATGCCAATTACTGACGCAGAGATTGTTAGAACTAATAGTACAGGTTTAACTATCTACAACCCTAAAAATCTAGCTGATAGAATAAAAGGTATGAAGAATAAAAAAGTTAAAACAAAAGAGGAAAAAATAGCAGAAAGATTGTTGTATGAAAAACAACAAAATGAAAGTGTAAATTAACACTTGACGAGGGCTATCCTATAATATAGGATAGTCCTAGAAAGAGAGAAAGAAATATGACTAAAACATTTTACATAACTTATTGGGCTTCTAAACATAAGAAGCACATAACAAGACAAGGCAAACATGACGACAAAAGCAGATATGGAGTTGCTAAAAATGGAACTGCTTATTATGTTTATTATGACTTAGACGCACATGGATATAGAACTGCGAGTGGCAGTTGGAAAGTGAGGCACTAATGCCAATAGAAATAAAACTTTTATTTTGGTTTATGATTATTGTTTGTGTTTGGCAGATGGCGAGGGGCAGATGAGTTATAATTGGTGCCATGGTCCAAGTTGCCATACAAACGCAACGCAATCAAGAGTGCGAGGTAGTAAGGGCAACAAAGTATTAAGAACTATTAAGATTAAACAAGATAGTAATTATAGAAATTACGAGCGATATAGTATGTTTAATTATTTCTGTAATCAAACTTGTTTAATGGAATATATTAGAACTCACTTACAATCAATCGTTGCGATAGCCCCAAGGCGCGAGGCTCTTGAAACACCAATCAAGGACCCTTGGAAAACAAATCCAGATAGTAGATTTCCACAATGGAATTTTGAAAAAAAAGAGAGTTGACAATAATACTAATCCATGAGAATATAGGACATGACAAAACAAACAATAGTAGAAGAAAGAACAGAAGAAAGAAAGAATAGATTCACAGGTCAATCTATTATGTTAACTAAAGAAGAAGCAGAGAAACACGATGCTATCTTCATCAATGAGTTGCAAGCAACACTAGAAGACAAGGAACGTGGTGATGTTGGCATATCTAAGTTCTGGGAATTTGTAAGACGTGACTTAGATTGGTTTAGAAAACACAACGCCAAAGCTTACATGGTCTTGCTAGACTAACTCTCTCTGTGTAGGCGCTAACGCGCCTACACACACAACACATGTGTTAGGGTTATGGTGCAGTATGCTGCTTAAACATGGACAACCAGACTAACTTAACCCAACACACCCAATAGAGGTACCACAACCAATACTAGAAATTTTGCGCCCGCAAAAAGCAATACCCCTTTTATAAAAAGGGGTCCCACTACTCTAGGTTGTATTGCTTGATTTAGACAGTTAATGGTGCTAAATTCGTTTTAAACATCTATAGTGATGCAAAAAAAATTTTAAAAAAATTTTATGGATATAAATCAAGTAGATATAAGTAAGCTACCTGCAGACGTAAGAAAAAAATTTAAACAGCTACAAGTCATGTATGCTGAAAAAAAAATTAGAAATTTAGCCAAGGATGACTTTTTATCTTTTGTAAAATGTGTGTGGCCCGAGTTTGTTGAAGGCGCGCACCATAGACATATTGCAAAAAAATTTAATGAACTTGCAGAAGGTAAAATAAATAGATTAATTGTAAACATGCCACCTAGACATACAAAGTCTGAGTTTGCATCTTTCTTGCTACCAGCATGGATGGTGGGCCGTAATCCAAAATTAAAAATTATTCAAGCAACGCACACAGGAGAACTTGCAA